TCTGTCATGATCTAAACATGATATAGCAGTAGTTCCTGACCCCATGAAAGGATCAAGAACTAGGTCATTGACAAAACTATAGTACTGAACTATTCTATCTGATAGTTGCTGTGGATATGGTGCTAAGTGTTTTGATGTAGTCTCAGGATTGAACTGCCATACATTACTACGCTCATAACCATCAGGTACTAATGACTTATCTAATATCTCAGGTGGGCATGACCGTACTGTTTTATCTATAAGAAATGGTGCAGGTTTCTTGAATATGAATATAGTCTCTGTAACAAGGTTTGGTTTATATGCTACTGGTTTACGATGCTGATAGAATCCACCGTTACGATTAACAGCAGATCCTTCAGGTTTTAACCATATAATATCATCAATGTATTGCCATCCAAGTCTCTCCATAATACTAAAGAAGTGGAATGGTATCGCAAGTCTTTTACTCTCATGTGCTCTTGACTCACGTGCTTGTATTACTGGTGATAAATTAACAGCACACATTCTACCTTGTTCAGTTACTCTGAACACTTCACGAAATATATCTTCAAGGAATTGTAGATACTTATCATACGTAGACCACTGTGCATATGCCTTTGCATTATAATATGGAGGTGATGTACATGTTAACTGTACAGTCTCCTCCATGTTAGTTAAATGATTTAATGCATCATCATGTATAATCATTGAATACTCCTCGATGATGATTTGTTACTGTTACAGTCTCCATTTAATATTGATTTACGTCCATGACATAGTTTACAGTATGTCTTGACATTGCTAGGAACATTATTATGATGATCACCATCTAAATGGTCTAGGTCAAGACTAGTCTCAAATCCTACAAATGTGGATACAGGACATGTCCATCCTAGATGACCATCAGCATTTTCGCAATAACTCTTTTTATGTCTTGTAACATTAGGTCTATCAATTCCTTTCTTACGTGCAGTGGCACAACTAGAACATTCTGATTTGAATGACCAATACTTCCACTCTCTTACTTGTACATTATTATTACATCCATCATTCACACATGTAGGTAGTGTGTGTCCTTCGGCAAAGAATCTTGCCTTTTGTTGTTGTGATACATTCATGCAACCTCCAAGTCAGATAGGTAGCACTCAACTGTCATCATTTCATATTCTACAACGTCAGTCATTATAACAGCATAGTTGTTTAGTGGCTGATATACTACAACGTGACCAGTAAGATCGTCGTGGATCTTTGATTTGACGTTAGAACCGAGTTTGACTTGAGTCATGTACCTTTGTAATATAATGGGGTGTTGAGAGGAACGTGGGGCAATGATCTAGGTTTCACCCAGTTGCCCAAATTTACCCTATGGGAATCGCTTACACCTGAACCCCCACCACTTTCAACCATCTGTCATGTGCAGTAATAGGTTTCTACCAACGGTCATGTGTCTGCTTCTAAGTCAGACTAGTCAGTAGGTTTGGGGCATAGGAACCACATTAGTTCCTCTCAACATTATTAGTATAACGGTAATTTGTTTGGAATGGTGCGAATACGGTCAGTTTGTAAACTGGCATACTCCTCGTGCAATTCACATCCAATATAGTTACGATTATGTTTCTTGGCAACCATCGCAGTAGTACCTGATCCCATGAATGGGTCAAGTATAATGTCACCCTCTTCAGATCCTGCTAGAATGCAAGGTTCAATAAGATCAGGTGGATACACTGCAAAATGAGCACCCTTGTATGGTTTATTAGTTACTGACCAAACAGACCGTTTGTTTTTTGTAGGATAAGACTTGGATAACCCACTATGAGGAGCCAGGCCAGTGCCAGGATTGTGGTACTTACCTTTAGTGCGATCTCTTGTTCCCCAATCTTTTGCTGGTTCTTTGATTGCTTCATTGTTATAATAATATTTTTTACTTTTACTTAATAGAAATATGTACTCATGTGATTTAGTACATCTATCTCTGACTGACTCTGGCATTGGATTTGGTTTGTTCCAAATAATATCTTGTCTTAGATACCATCCATCAGCACGTAATGCAAATGCAAGCATCCAAGGTATACCAATGAGATCCTTCTCTTTCAATCCTTCTAGTTTGTTACCTCGTTTGTTGCACTTATCTGGTAAATCTTGTTTAGTCTTTGATACAGATTGTTTAGGATATGACTGACCTTTACCTGGTCTGTAGTTATAATATGAATCACCAATGTTTAACCATAGTGTACCATCATCTGCAAGTACATTCTTCACCTCTCTGAATACTTGTACTAAGTTATCAACAAATTCTTCTGGTGTTTGCTCTTGACCTATTTGATTCTCTTCATCACCATAGTTTCTTAAACCATAATAAGGTGGAGATGTGACACACATACGTGGTCTCTCAGTGATTGTTGGAATAGTATCACGACAGTCACCAAATAATATAGTATCTCTCATTTATAATGTTTCATCATAAGATTATAAGCAACTTGATAGTTGCATGCTTTGAGCATTTCACCATTGTGTATGACCATATATCTGTTATGTCTACCTGCAACAGGGACAGCAGCCCATTCACCATAAGGTTCTTTAGTAACAAAACCTGGCATCATGAACTTATCTTTTAAAAGATATGGGTTTTCTAATTTCTCTAGGTTGGGTCGGGCACGTTTTGCCATACTATATCACCGTATGTATCAACGACATACGCATTTATGAAATGATCTGAGTCAGGACACTCTGCTTGCTTGGGGAACCAAGCACCAGCATTCACTGTAGCAGGGTCTTCTGCTTCAAACCTGATAGTATTATACACCCCTTGCTTCATGATGTCAAGTACATACTCATCGATGAATCCCTCGTACCATGTATTGACTGTTGCTTTCTTACTTGCGTCAAGAGCATTGTATGTGCTAAGGTCAAAGTATACCAAATAACATTGGTTACGATTAGCATAATATTCCATCAACTGAAACAGTGATAGTTCGTTACCTTGTACAATCATTATAAGTTACCTAATTCGTCACTGGCATCTGCTATGAGTTTCTCTAAGAAATCTCTGTTCTTCTCAGTATTTCTATTTTCTGGATTAGCAATATCTATTCTATCTGTTTTAATCCTATCATACTCAATCAACATATCATTGAAGTATGTCTTATCAGTCTCTGACTTAAGTGTCAAGAAGTATGCTATCTTATCTCTGAACTTCTTAAGTCTATGCTTACCCATTTCAATGAACTGACCAGAAGTTGCAAGATAATCTTCAGTTGGGAAGTCTACCTTGTATATTTTATTATAAAACTCTGGAGATATAGGGAACTTAGTATTCGCTGTGTCATTAGTAAACTCAGTAGAATCAGTTAGTTCTCTTAATTTAGTTCTATACAATGTCCACTGTGCTTTAGTATCAGCATCAATTGGTGCATCAGCTAACTGTGTCCAATCTGTTTCATCTAAGAGGAAATTTCTTGCTAGTCTTATACTTAATGGTGTGACTTCTTTCTGCTTAGAATACATTCTAGCAAGTTCATCTTGGAACTCATCGTTCTCAAGTGAATCAATTAAATAGAATCCTTCAATTAGTTTATCTTTAAATGCAGTTGCTTCAGTAGCACCAACTGCCTCCATCTCATAGTCAACCCATTTAAATGTGTTAGTCTTAAAGTCTTTTACATACTTCCTACGCTTGGCAGTGTATGAATCGTTATTAAAATACTGGAATGTAATAAGTTTATCCTTGTCACTATCCCATAAAGGATATAACAATGGAGTGAGCGTGTCCTTCCAATATGATTCAGGAATAGTTTTTGGTGTACCGTTGTACTCAATCTCCTGATTGATTACATCTAACTGTACTTGCAGTACTGGTGCATCTGCCATTGTATTATTAGTATCTCCGTAGTATTTAGAAAGCTTTGATCAAGTACTTGCATAATATGTAAGGATGTAAGAGAGGTACATCAATATCAGGGTCAATAGTTGCTTGTGGTTCTATCTTAGTAGTTGATTTTAATGTCAACGTTGCTTCAGAAGCACCAAGACCAGAACTATATGTAATACCTGGACCTGTCTCACCTTGAACAGTATAACTTAGTGAATCAACAGCTGGTTTACTGATCTTACCAGCAGTAGGAACAAATACAAGACCACTCACCTTTTCATTCCAATAAATGAATTCACATATACCATAATGGTCACTGTCTGCATCATTATCATTGGCAGCACTTGGTGTTGCACGTGGTTGTTCAATCTTTATCTTAGTACCAACTGCTCTAGCATCAATTGGCATTGCTACTGAATAAGTATACCATTGAGTAGCACCACTTGAACCATCCCAAGATGTACCTACTACAGGAACAGTACCAATGATAGGATCATTTCTAACTGAGTTTGGTGTAATAATAGTATCAATTAATGTCCAACTAGTTGAGTCAGCAGGTTGATAGTATACACGTAGCACTTCTTCTGCTATATCACCACCGTTAACACCATTGCCTCGACATGCTTTGATTGAAAAATAATTACAATTGGTAGTATCAACTGGGTTCAATGTAATATATCGTGTGCCAGTTGTACCACTGAGACCACCGAACTTGACGTAGTTAGTATATTGTGTTGAACTATTAGCAGTTAATATTAATTGATCAACAACACCAGCAGCATCATCAACTGTGGATACAATCTTAGTACCACCACCTGCTCCATTCATAACATAAACGTATGGTATCTCTGTATATCCACCACCAGCAGAATCTAAATTGATTGCTGTTACTTTATTGGATGATACAGTTACTGATGCAGTAGCATCTGATGTTGCACCACCACCAGTAATATAAACGTCTGGTATT